GAGTTAAAACCAAAACAGGTTCCGCCTACCATTTCTAAAGGCGTTCTGTAAATGAGCCAACAGGAATTTTTAGAAACAGTGATGAAAGAACGGGAGTATTTAGACATGAAAGCATCAGCCGCATTTGTACGCGCCCAGGCAGGATTCGGCGCAGCACTGAAAACCAGCACTAACCCGCATTTCCGCAGCCGATACGCTGACTTGAGCGCTTGCGTCGAGGCTGTAATTGACAGCCTGCACAAAAACGGCTTCGCTTTGATGCAAAAAACGCACGAGTGCGAATCTGGTGTGGCTGTGGAAACAATACTAATGCACGAAAGCGGTGAACAGATCAGCGGCGGGATTTTGCGCGTACCAGCCAGCAAGCAAGACCCGCAAGGGTACGGCTCGGCTTTGACGTATGCGCGACGCTATAGTTTGATGGCAGTGTGTGGTATTGCGCCAGAAGATGACGATGGCAACGCAGAAAGCAAACCGAAACCTGCTGAAAAAAAGCCTATGCAAATACCCGCTAACGTAGGAGGTCAGGACTATTTTGACAAGTGTGACAAACAGGAACGCGCGCTAATTCTGGACTTTGCGATGGAAATTGAAGGCGCTGAAACCGACCAGGCAACATTTGACGCATACACAAAAGCCAAGCAAACGCTAGACACTGAACAACAAACGGCGCTATGGTCAAAAGTAAGCAGCCAAAAACGTACAGCTATTAAAAAGATTGGCCAAGCTAAAACCATAGCCACGGAGCTAGTGCCGTGATGTTCAGGCTAGTCCACCAGGCTGCACGAGAAAATGCCATTCAAGCCATTAGGCAAGCGCCTGATGGTTGGGTGGTGAAGGTAACGGAACCGACCCGCAATCTTGAGCAAAACGCGCTTTTACACGCTGAATTGCAGGAACTTGTCGGGCGCAAGTGGTGCGGTATGAAGCTAGACGTTGAACAATGGAAGCGCTTAATGACAAGCGCTTGGTTACGAGCTACTGGCGGCGGCGCGGTATATGTTCAAGCCGTGGATGGTCAGGGAATGGACGTGCTTTATAAACGCACTAGCACCATGAGCAAGGCTGAAATGAACGAACTGATTGAATACATAAAAGCATGGAAGGCTGAAAATGTACCGCAACAAGAAACTACTTGAAGCTTGCCGTGAAATGCCATGCCAAAACTGCGGTGCGGAAGATGGCACTGTGGCAGCGGCACACTCGAACCAACTACGTGACGGAAAGGGTAAAGGGATAAAGGCGCATGATTACAGGGTAGCGGCTTTGTGTTTTAGGTGTCATGCTGATATTGACCAAGGCAGCATATTAAACAAAGCAGATCGCATAGAGATTTGGGAAGAAGCACACCGAAAAACCATAGCTCAACTTTTTGAACGTGACTTAATAAAGGTGATTTAATGTACACGCACACTGGAACACTACAACGCCTGAACGTGGCTCAGACAATAAATATACGTCAAGCAGGAAAGTTATGGATTGACGAGCAGGGAAGGAAATACTTAAAAGAAAACGGCAAGCGACCGTTAGACAGTTCAAATGGAATACGTTTATTGATTGAAACTATTAAGGAGAAAGCATGAAAAAGCTACTATCCGCCCTACTGTTCGCCGCTTCTACTGCAAGCGCACAAGTGACAGGAAACACATTGCTGGACAACATTGAAAGCAGTGAATATATGCTCAAAAGTCATGCATTGGGGTACATAACAGGCATTTTCCAGTTTACGCGAGGGACTGCCCATTGTTCACCTGACGGAGTTACTTTCGGACAAGCGCTTGATGTTGTGCATAATTACCTAAAGATAGAGCCAAAATATCGGCACTTAGACGCATATGTCATAGTTATAGCAGTATTTGGCGCTACATGGCCGTGCAAAGGTCAAATATGAAAATGCATCGACCCGAAGCTCGATTAGAGCGCGGTGAATACTTAGCGCGCACGCGAGAGTATTGCCTGCGCGGTGAGCAATTGCCGCAGTCAAAGCTAACCGATGCTGACATTGAAGACATAAGAAGCGCGGCGCGGCAACGGGAAAGCCTACGAACGCATATCAAAAACAATTTAACAAACGAAGCGCTTGCAAAAAAGTACGGCGTACACCTGCGCACGATTGACAGAGTAACGTCAAATAATTCATGGTGGCACGTATGACATTACCTTATGACATGGCGCGTTGCGAAGCCAAAAAATGCGAACAGCGACATAAATGCGCACGTTTTACTTCACCTTGGCGGCCTGTTGGTTATCAAGTAGTGCGTGACTTTGAGGCTTTTTTGGTTCCAGCAAAAGGATGTGATTATTTCATAGGAGATGAAAATGAAAGTAAAAAAGAAAGACTTACAAAACCATTGGACGCAACAGCTAACAAATGCGCTGATGACCATGAGAGCAAGAAAAACAGACCCGTCAACAAGTAAAGATGCTGGCGAGAACGCTGAAAAATTTGCGACATACCACTACCGAGCTATTTTACTAGCACTTGCTGACATGAAAGATGGCACTGCTGACGAAATAGCAGTGAATTGCTGGCTGGACAAGTACCAGATTAGCCGACGACTGCCAGAGATGACAAATTATGTCAGAGTTACGACTGATACAAGGCTGAGCAAAAAAGGACGACCCGCACGAGTGTGGGCGATTACTAAGCAGGGGCTTGCATTTTTGAAGCAAACGAATAAAATCTAATTGCGCCGTGGAAAGCGTAAAAGGTTGGCATTTTAGCTGTCTTCATTAGCGACTGGCTCAAGATGCCGTTTTTCACTTGAAAAGTGCGCCAGCCCGGTAATTTCCACCTTGGGCTAGTCACTAATGAGGACAGTATGAGTACCAGAATTATGGCCGTTATTTGGCCGCTTCAAATGCCCCAAGTGGCAAAGTCTGTTTATATTTCCCTTGCTGACAATGCTAACGACCACGGTACATGCTGGCCGTCAATAGCCACAATATGTGAGCGCGTTTGTGCATCTGAAAGAGCCGTTCAAAATGCTATTTTGTGGCTTGAAAAGCACGGCGCATTAACCCGCCAAATGAGCACCGGAAGATCAACTAAGTACACGCTAACCCCCGCACAATATGCACCCCCGCAGGAGATGCACCCCCGCACCACGTGCACCCCACGTGCACCCTAACCGTAATAGAACCATCAAAGAACCGTAAAGGAACCGTCAATAATACGGCTTCGCTCAATAATTCGGACTTGCTTGCCGGCATTGACGAAAAAATAGCGCATGACTTCGTGACGCTCAGAAAAGCAAAAAAAGCCCCGATTACAGAAACCGCTATTGCTGGCATAAAGCGCGAAGCACAAAAAGCGGGATATTCACTTCAACAAGCCCTGCAAACCTGTTGTGAACGCGGTTGGATTGGATTCAAAGCCGAGTGGGTGACAGGCAAACCCGTAGAAGACGCAAAGACACGAAACTTGGAAGCAAAGCGCATGCTCGGCTTCCTTGACGAACAAAAAGAGGTGATTGATGTTTAAGACAGACTTTGACGACTTTGAAGCATTGCTGACAAGTACAGCCGACTTAATGGGCAAGAACCCGCCTAAATCGGCGCAGGTTGCGATGTTTTTCAGAGTGATGGCTCGGTATAGCATCGAAGACATTAGAAACGCCCTGGAAGCGCATTTACGGGATTCTGACCGTGGCCGATTTTTCCCTGCCCCGGCTGACTTGATTGCAAAAATAGATGCAAGACAAGACCCGCGCCCCGATGCTGATGAAGCATGGGCGATAGCGCTTAAAGCACAAGACGAGTTCGATACAGTTGTATGGACGCAAGACATGGCGCAAGCTTGGGGGATATGTAAGCCAGTGCTAAGTATGGGCGATGAAGTGGGCGCAAGGATGGCATTCAAAGACGCTTATAACCGCATAGTGCGCGAATCTAAAGAACGAGGGGAAAAGGTAAGCTGGAATGTGTCGCTTGGCTTTGACGCAAAAAAAAGAACGCAAGCAATAGAACACGCTCGACAGGTAGGACGTGATGTTCCGTTGCTGAAAAACAACGTGCCACTGCTTGAACAAAAAATGCCGGAGGGTGTGCGGAAAAAACTTAAAGACCTGCTTTCAATACTAAAGTCATCAAAACCTGCATGGCATGAAAAAGGCGAAGCTGAGCGCGCAGAGTTTGGTGCGCGGAAAAAACAGGCTGAAAAAAAAGTACGCGAGTATCTTGATTTGTGATTCTTTTGTGTGTATAGTTGTTTTTAATTAAGGAGAGAAAAGTGGCAAATAATAGATTGTTTCTGTATAACAAAGAAAGTAAACGCGCCTATTTGCTTGCAAAATCTTTTGGTGGCGACGGATGGGAAATGAGAAATACAAAAAAATCATTGCAAGAATTTTTGAAACAGGATGATTGGGAATCTGTTTGTGAGGGAGGTAAATCTAATTTTTGTCTATTAACAGAATTGGAATTGCCGGATGATGCCGAAGATGTGGAAGTTAAACTAGCGCGGTATCGGTAAGAAAGAACACGCTCGACAGTTAGGCCACGATGTACCGTTGCTGGAAAACAACACGCCGTTACTAGAGCAGAAAATGCCCGAAGACGTGCGAGAGAAGCTAAAAGACTTGCTGACGATACTGACCGCACCAAAAACCGCCTGGCACGAAAAAGGCGAAGCGGAACGCGCAGAGTTTGAGGAACGGAAAAAACAAGCTGAAAAAAGAGTGCGCGAGTTTATTGATAAGAACTTGACAGACCCTTTTAATGATGTAAACTACACACAAAATGAAGGAGAGTGAAACATGAAAACTGTCACACTGTACGAAGCTTATGACGGCAGACGGTTTCTAAGAGAAGCCGATTGTTTAGAGTATGAGCAACAAATGCAAGACGCCAAAGCTGCTAACGAAATGCTTAGAAACGGCGCTACGTTGATGGCTGTACTGACCCGAGCGAACCAGAAGCGCCCTTCGTGGGACAAAAACCTTATTCTTGAAGACAGGGCTATGTTGACGAGAATGACCAAAGATACGGGCATTGTCGTTGAGCATTGGCAATGTAGAAAAACCCCCGACTATAAAGTGTGTGAGATTGGCCACACTGGGTGCTTGTATTTGCATGGCGACGTGGGTGCAGGTACTTACAGTGGTTGGGGTGCTTACGGTGGCTGGCTTAGTCTGAAAGACTTTTTGATATACGCTGAAAATAGCTTGGAAAACTACCCAGCACAAAACAAAGGAGAATGAAATGAATGAATGGCAACCAATAGAGACTGCGCCGAAGGATGGGGTTTGGGCATTGGTTTACGTTGATGGCGCGATTAACTGCGCTTATATTAAAGCCGGGAAGCTGCCGGAGGATTGGTTGGAACCCTAACGTGATTCCAGGGGCTGTAACCCACTGGATGCCACTACCAAACCCACCTAAAGGAGAGTAAAACATGAGTATTAACTTTCAAGAGGCAATGGAAGAAATAAACAAAGGTTTTATTTTGGCATGTCCAGAATGTTTTAATGCGCTTCAAATTGATGAAAAAAATAAAACTATGTTTTGCGAAAGACACGGCGTAATAGTTCCTAACGTAGAAAATAAAGGAGAGTAAATATGCAAAAAAAACTTATGCTCACAAATTTTGGAAACCAACAACTATTAAAAGCAATTGAAGAAATGCGGCGTTTAGGTATTTTAATGAACCCGCCATCCAAACTAGGTGAATTTCCGCTTCGAGAGTTTCATGTCGTTGGTCACACCACACTAGATAGCAATGAACTTCGCCATGGAGATCATTGGTACTTGTACGAAAATGTTGGGAAA